AGAATTGTCGGGAAGATCGGTATTGATATCCGTAGTAAAGTGGCCGATCGCAATTCAGAAAGCGGCGTGTCAAATGATAGCCTATGACGCTGATGTCCGACCGAAGAGAAAAGGAATAACCAGTAGGTCATTAGGACCATTGTCAGAGTCATTTGGTGGTGAATTGGATTCAGACGGATATCCTGTGGCCATTACTGGAGTCCTGGAAAAATATAAAATGGCAAGGCTGATGTAAGGAGTAAACAATGGGTGGACCAGGATCAGGTAGAAAGAAAGGTAGTGCTGGTGTTAAATACACACCTAAAAAATTGATATCCCTAAAACAAGCCAAGAAACTGGGAGAGATTGCCGTTGCCGCCCATAAAGGTTCCGGTGGTAATTATAAAGGTGTAGGTGCAGTGGTGCAGTCTGTTTCTGATTCTATGAAAGTTGGTAATAAACGGCGTGGTGGATTTCCAGGCTCTTTCTTAAAAAAGAAGTAACTATGTCACTACGAGACTTGCTGACAGTCACGGATGCAACAGTACTCAGGGAAACTATTTCTGAGGATGGAATGGGCGGAATCATAGCCACCACATCCTCCGTTTCTATTGTATTGTCCGCTATTTGGTCTGCCGCAGGTTCATTTAATCGTAGGTTCCTTTCTGATAAACTGGCGATGGTGTGCTCCCACATTCTGGTTACGGAGCCGGCATTATATTCTTGGTCCTCAGCAGATAAATATGTGACCAGCGGTGGGAAAAGATTTACTATAATGGGTATGGCGGATGATGTTATGGGTTATGGTGAGATTCTAGTAATTGGATTGGAGCTACAGGTATGACTAGAATAACGTTTACCACCAAATGGGAAGGGGATGCGGTAAAAATACTTGGACACAAAGTTATTGGCGCATCATTATGGGCTACTGCACTTCATGTGGAACAGCTGGCTAAAAATCTGTGTCCTAGAAATTATGGATATCTTGCTGCCTCTATAAATGCCCAGATGGTGGATAGGGGCCAGCACGTTCAGTCTCCCAGTGACTATTCAAGTAAAGCTCCACCAGCCAAATATAAAATAGATCCTTTGGTGGAAATAGCAAAACCTACAGTGGCTAATGAAGCATTTGTAGGTACTGCTGTTGAATATGGACCACATGTGGAATATGGCACCATAAAAATGGATGCCCAGCCTTTCCTCCGGCCAGCATTGGATTTGGCGAAGGGGGATGTAGTGGAAATTGTAAAAGCAGAAGGTAAGAATCATTTTTCCAAATATCTGATTGAACACGAAAATTATTTGCAAAGCAGGGGACTGTAAATGGTTGACCATCAGTTTATTGGCTACACACTTTTACAAACAACTGCAATCACTGCAATAACAAGCACTAGAATATATCATGGTTTGCGGCCTCAATCGTCCTCTATCAGTTCACTGCCCTGTATCAATTTCTTCCAAATGTCAGGAGGTGGAAAAGATAATGGAATTAAGTCAGCCACTTTTTCTATCAATTGTCGTGCTGTTGACCCTGCAGCGGCTAGATCATTGTCTGGAGCGGTAGCTGATGTTTTCGGAGGATCTTTTGGAACAGGAGTATATGGAGAATCCAGTTCGTTTTCAGTGGCAAGGTCATCTGTAGTTAGAGATGGTGGATTGTTACCGGAAATAGAATCTGGGTGCTTTAATGCACCTGTGGATGTCATGATCGTATACACGACATGATCAATTTTAAAAGGAGACAAAAATGCCTTTGTATCAAAACACAAGTGTGAATACCGCCAATCTTATAATTGGCAACTACAAAATCGAAGTGGCTGCTACCACGGTTGGTTCTGTGTATACCAATCTTGGCGCGGGAATGGTGAATAGTTTCGGACACAATATCACCAAGTATGACGTGCAGGCTGGAAATGCGCCTGACCCGATTGAAGGTATTGCGGAAGAAACATTCACCATTGACATGGAACTGATTGAATATGATGGGTCTGTACTGTCGGCAATCTCAGGAGGTATGACCACTACGGTTACTGCCACTGCCCTTTCCACGCTGACTGGTGGTGGAAATACCACACTCACGACCAAGATTTTTAGGCTGACCAATACCAGGCTGATTTCCGGAGCTACCAAGACCACGATCATCACCGTGTTCAAAGCCACTCTGGATAATGGACTTCAGTTCACCGCCAAATCGGACAATGACACCGATCCCATCAACGTCCTGGCCATTACCATTACCGGAAAACTGGACTCCACCCTCACTGCTGGATCTCAGTTGTTCTCTATCGTCAAGACCATCTGATAAAGGAGACTAAACAAATACTATGGAAAATGTGGTTGATCTTGATATCTTGAAGCCGGAAAGTAGGAAGATAAGACTCAATGGGATGCTATTTGATATTTCTTTCGTACCCTGCGGGATCACGTTTGAAATAGACCGGATTATTCAGCAGTTAGCCAGCATCCCAGATGATGAATTGAGAAAGGGAAAGGAAGCCACTAAAAATGCTTTTGATTTGACATTGGAATTGTGCGTGTCCTTTGCATCTTTCAAACATCCAGAATTGAGCATGGAATGGTTTAGAGATAACGTATCAGCTGCACAGATTCAGGTATTTGCAGAGTCCATTAAATCTGCCCTTTTAGATTCCTACAAAGGGCTGGAGCAGTATGGAAAAAACTGAATGGGGATCAAGGTGATGGAAAAATTCACCTTGGTCCCTTATTCGTAGGAATGGCGCTGTTATATCCTTGGGCAACAAAAGAATATTTATTGTATCAAATGAGTCTAGGCCAAATAATTATGTATTTCAATTTGGGCATGGACTTGAAATATGGTACCGGAGTAGACAAGGATGGTAAACCAACTTTAAAGCATAAATCATATGCCGAATTGAAAAAGATGAAAGAAGAAATGGAACAGATGAATCTTATAGAGAAGAAGAAGCCAGAGACGGATAGAATCCATGCCGAAATGAAGGCTAAATATGGGAGCATAGATGAGTAGTGTAATTGGAGATATGCTTGTCCGAATTGCTGGTGACAATTCCTCGTTTGATAAGTCTGTAGACCAATCAAAAGAAAAGCAAGATCAATTTGCCGCATCAGTAAGTAAATCCGCTAAATCAATTGAGTCCTCCTACGGTTCGATATCCAATGTTATAAAAAATGGACTGGCAAGTGTGTCCACTTCATTGCGGAATATCGATAGTGAGATGTCTGTATGGGGAAGGTCTACCGATTATATTGCTTTAAAACAGCAATTACTGCGACAGCAGATTACCAATTTAATTCAGCAGGGTGTAGATCCACTCGATGCCTCAATAGAAAAATTACAAGTACAATATTATGATCTGGGAAATGAAACTATTGCGCTTCAGAAAAAACAAACTGGTCTTACAGACACATTATCCAGCATATCTAGAGTGGCGGGACAAGTTGGATTGGCATTATCCATTAGTGTGACCGCCCCACTTCTAGCTGCAGCCAAAGCCGCTTTGACTTCAGTAGGGGCTTTTCAATCATATCAAGCATCTTTTGAGACAATGTTAGGTAGTTCTGGAAAAGCTACTAAAATGATTGCTACTTTACAGGATATGGCTGCCAAGACTCCGTTTGAATTATCGGATCTTGCAGGAGCAACAAAAACCCTTCTCCAATTTAATGTGGCCCAGAATGAAGTATTGCCTATCCTAAAATCGTTGGGGGATATTTCTCAAGGTAATGGTCAGAGATTTAGTGCTTTGGCACTAGCATTCGGTCAAGCTACTGCGGCTGGTCGATTGATGGGCCAGGATTTGCTGCAGATGATAAATGCCGGTTTTAATCCTTTACAAGAGATGACCAAATTGACTGGGAAGTCAATGGCTGTACTTAAAAAGGAAATGGAGCTTGGGAAAATATCTGCTGAAATGTTAGCAGAAGCCTTTAAATCCGCTTCTGGATCTGGTGGAAAATTCTTCGAGGGAATGGATAAAGCTTCACGAACATTACCTGGATTATTGTCTACGCTGAATGATGATATTGCTACGATGGGAAGATCCTTTGCGGATATATTTATCGGCCCAGCTATGGATGCGGTAAAAGCCTTGAGTTCATTGGCGCAGTTTATTACCAGCTTACCGGCTCCAGTAAAAGCAGCGACAATAGCAGTTGGGGCATTCGCGGCTTCTCTTGGACCATTGGCATTAGGAATAAGCGGAGTAACCAAAGCACTTACTTTTTTTATCACCAGCGCTGGAGCACTTACTGGCACAGGAACTATAGCGTTGGCTATCGCTGGAGTAGTAGCACTCACTGGCGCATTTATTGCTTTAAATGCTGCGGCTAAACAACAGCAAGTAGATAAAATATCCGCAGATATTGCCAATAGTTTGAGAACTGCAGTAGCTAGTGGAGAAAAGCTTGCTGATGTAATTAAGCGGCTATCGGATACGTATGGATATTCTGTTACGGATATAATCAAAATTGCTCGTGCCCAAAAATTAGTTACTGATGAAAATGAAAATACCTTAGATGCTATAGAAAAGCAGAATGCCGCCAGAGACAAAGGCAAGAAAGATTTAGCATCTGTAGATAAATTGAATAAAGAGATTGCCGAAACATTCGATTATGCTCAGAGGGGAATAATAGATTGGGTGACCAATAGTAAGGATCTGGCAGAACAGGTAATGGACATTGCTAATTATTATGGAGTATCCGCCACTAATGTAATTGGAATAATTAGGAATAGTAAAGGACTCACAGAAGAACAAAAAATACAATTAAAAGTATTACAAGATCAATTGGATATACAGAATAAAATACTGGAATCTTCCGTAGCCACAGAATCTTCTAGGAATTATAAAGCAGTATCAGAAAGAACAGCGGCATTTAATAAAGAATTGGCTGTTATAAAAACCAACGTCATGAATTTATCCACAATAGCTACTTCTGCAGATATCCAGATTGTGGATTCCTTACTCAATCAATTACGTGCTATGGGGTCAAAAGAAGGTGGTGTAAACTTTGATGCTTTGCTTGCTGTTAGAAAAAAATATGATGCTGCGGTGCTTAAATCTGCCGCAATAGCAAACGAAGCTCAAGAGCAAGGTAATTCCAGACGTGCGGAACAAGCCAGGTTTATGGCGGAAGAAACACAAATAAAAGCAAAATTGGCAAGGGGCGACCTTACCAAGATACAGAGTGAAACAGCTTTAATTGAGTTGTATAAAAATCATGTTAGTGTACTAGAGGGTTTGAATTTTTATAACGAGAACTTCACTTCTTTAATAGGTAATGTTACCACCAAAGCAGAAGAAGGTAATAGTGAGTGGAGAAAAACAGTAACACTTCTAAAATCTCTGGGATTTGAATATAACGCATTATCCCAAGCCCAGAACATATTCAATAAGCAAGTAGAATTAAACAATCAAAAAATAGTGTCTGGATATAGCCAAGAGGAAGATGCCCTTGCTGCTAATGCAGAAGCTGCCCAACAATATGCCTCTGCTATAGAAGAAGCTTATGGTATTGCATCCACCGAATATAAAGTAGCATTCGAGCAACTGCAGAAATATAAAGACCTTCAAGACTACTCATTGGTGTCCTACAATAAAGCCATATCAGAGAATCAGAAATTAGTTGATGCCCAAAGAAAAACATCATCGGTGGCTTTACAAGAAAATATTTCACTAACGGAAAGTTTATTATCCTCTTGGGCTAGAGCAGGGAAAACCGGTAGTAAGGCATATATAGACCTAGAAAAATCCTTGAACATAATGAAGAATTCTACCGATATTTTAAAAGATTCCACTGCGGCATATGAAAAAGAATTGGGGGTTATAGCAGCCAAAGGTGCTTCTGGTGTGGGGTTACTTACTCCTGAAGAGCAATTGACCACTACTATTGCTTTAACAGAGCAGTTGTTGGACACCTGGATACGTGGTGGATTTAAAGGTACTGCCGAATTTAAAAAGATGAATGACATCTTACAAAAAATGAAAGTGAGCTTGTCTCCTGTGTCTATGGCGATGGATTTGTATAATAAATCAATATCTGATAATACTAGATTAGTCACGTTGGGATTTAGAACAAAACAAGATGGTTATCAAGAAGAATTAAATGCTATAACTAAATTGATACAAACATTTGCATTAAATGGGCTTACTTCTGGCTTGGTATTTAATCAGTATAATGCCATATATCTAGCATTGAAAAAGAATATAGATTCTTTGAGCGCGGCAGCGGAAGCATACAATACTGTTATTTCTCAGAATGAACAGCAAGCCTCCCACAATTTGATAACCACAGAGGCACTTCTAAAAAATAATATAGCCACTACCCAAACATATAAATCTAAACTAGAAGAATACGGCAAAACAGGAACGGATGAATACACCAGAGTAAGTGGATCATTGACGTTGCTTACGAAACAATATGATTTAATTACCACCAAGGCTCTTGAATATAATAATGCTATAAAAGCAAATCAAAACAGAACAATTACTGAAACTAGAAAGGTGATATCAACCAATACTGCGGAAGAAGAAAATCCCAGTATAACAAAAACAATAACTACAAAAGTAATAGTTCCTAATACGGATCTTAATGCAGATATTCTAAAAGAAAATATTAGATTGACGCAAGCTTATTTGGTGGAATTATCGAATGCTGGACTAGCCAATTCCACGATGTTCAAAAAAGCTGCTGCTGATTTGGAATTGATGACCGGTGGAACAAATGCGCTTGTAAATGCAGAGAAAGAATATCGCAAACAAATAAGTGACACAGCCATATTATTGGCCAATCATAATATTTCATCGGAAGATGCTATCAAATCCAATCAAGCGGCTACAGACAATTTAATACGTTCCATGTCTTTGGCTGGACTTACTGGCGATAAACTGTATACTCAATTAGTAAAAGATTTATCATCCTACAATATGCAGTTGATGATAGCTTCAAATTATGCTCAAACAGCTGCAGGTAAAAAAGAGGATTTTGAGGCTCAATTAAAATACTGGAAAGATGTAGCAGTAGCAGTACAGGATGATGCAAAAAAATTGCAAGAAGTCCAAGCCATAATTGATAATTTAAATGCCAACGCTCCAAAAGAGGCTTTAAGCGCTTTTGCTCAAAAAGTAGAGGATATGTACGGCAGTACAGAATCTGGAGCGAAAGAAGCCGCATCAAGCTTGAAAAAACATTTTGAGGATGCGCTCAAAGGTAATCCATTTGGCTTGACTGAAATCCAATTACAACATTTACAGATTGTCATTGATAGTTTAAATACAGAAGGTATTTCAGCTGCCGCGAATTCGTACAACAATGTTATAGTAAATGCAGAACGCAGAGCATCCGAAGGACTCCAGACCACTCAGGAAATGATATCTAAAAATATCGATAGTTCCAATACTTATTTGACCAGCTTGGAATCATTAGGTCAGAAAGGCTCTTTGGAATATGTAAAAATCACCAAAGCCGTTTCCGATTATAAGAATCAGCTGTTGCTATTGACCTCGTACACCGACACGTACAACAATACTTTAAAAGCTCACCAAGATGCCGTATCGTCCGGGGAATTATCTCAAGCAGACGCAACAAAAGCCAAAATAGCATCGACCAAAACCTATATGGGTGTATTGCTGGATGCTGGGTTGGCTAGTACCACAGAATATGAGAAAGCCAAATATGCTCTAGATTTACTCACCGGTGGAACAAACACCCTGACCGATGCCACGAAAGAGTATGCCAAACAGATAAAAGAAACAGAAACGCTATTAGCCAATCAGAACATTTCGGAAGCAGATGCCATACAAGCAAAAATAACAGCTATCAAGACCTACATGCAGGCATTATCTTTGGCAGGGAGTGTAGGGACTGCCGAATACGGGGCTCTTGCCAAGGAGTTGGGGAAATACTCCATCCAGCTGAAAATAGCCACAGAATTTGCTTCTACAGCACTTGGCACCAAAGAAGCTTTTGATGCGACTATGAAAGGTTGGCTGGCAATAAAGGAAGCCGTAAAAGCGGATGCCGACCAATTAGCAAGAGTACAGGCGATAATCGATAATTTGAATGCCAATGCTCCTGAAACGGCCATATCCAAATTAAAAAATAC